CTCTCAAGCTTGAGTTTGGCCTTACGCCTGACGAGCACGAACTCCTCGAGAGTTTCTACGCTCCCCAGCTTATCGCCAGCGGCACAGGCCGTGCTCCCGACCACCCAATCGGAGCTGCTCATTTGAGATTCGCGACGAAGTTCGCTCGAGACTTCGCCCAAAATCACGATAACATCATCGAGATCGGACCAAGTGCAGTCAACTTCGCGCAACTAGCCTGGGGAAACCCGATGGCTCACGGTTGCACCATGTTTGACGCAAGAGACCAAGGCCGCCATCAAAACGCCGCCATGTCTGCGACTCTTCGCGGTCTCCGTCCGAACGCCCAAACCATCAAGAAGATTCAGGTCAATGGGCTCGACCAGAAGCTTTACCATCAAAGGGTGCAAGCCCTCGCTTCAGGCATTCCATCCCACACATTCTGTGTCCAGGGCTGGGAAAATTGCACTTTCTGCGCACCAGTCGCCATCGCCATACATTCATTGTATGGTATCACCCTTGGTCAACTGGCCCTCGGCATGCTCAACCACTCATGCCACCGGATCAAAGCTTGGATGCACTTCCCAGTCCAAGCTCTGGAAACTGATTCTTACACCGATCAGACCAACATGTACCGCTTCCAAACCCGCCACAACACCAAAACCAATACAGACATCGTCGATTTCAATTGGCTTGGTGACACATCTTTCGGCTATCAGCACGATAAAGACACGTGGCTCAACTACCTCAAGGTTGGAGGCTTTGACACACCTTACGGCTTCTCAGTTATCATCGAGAAAGTCAAGAGGAACGGATCCCAGTTCGAGTTGGACATCCACCGAACAACATCTTCAGGCACCTTCTTCTACCAGATCCCAAACAGCATGATTGATCTGGTCAAAGTCCCAAATCTAAGGGAAGTTGCCGTCAACGGATTCTGCAAAAGGCAGAAGATCCCTTACATCGTCACTGACGGTGAGAAAGTTCGTAAGCTCATCCAGTTCATCCATTCAAGGGAAGATAAAGGAAGAACTCTAACAGCAGTCAAAGCTTACGCCAGAACCCTAGTCACGGAAGTCAGACTAGGAGACCGCATCGCTGAACACCGATGGAGCCTCGACTTCAACGAACTCTCTGACGTTTGCCTCTCAGTTTTCATCCTCGCCACGAGACGCAACCAGATTGACAACCGAGTTCTCAGCAAAGCCATGGTCCACATGAGCAAGGTAGCAGACAAGAGAGGTTTCTGGGCCGCCATCATGGATGGCATTTGGGACGTCCTAGACTACTCCGGCCTGTACTACCACAAGGACAAGAAAGACCTCCCCTGGTCCGGGCACCACTGCACCGACAGGGTTCTCAACGACCAAGGCAAGAACTTGTTCAAGAAGATGTTCCTGGACTTCTACAAGGACCATGACTGTTACAGCTCAGTCAAAGAACACAAACTCTCCTTCCCAATCAGCTTCTCCTTCGGAGCCCCCCCACCACTTCTCCCAGTGCTGGGTGCCACTCAAATCCCTTCAGGAAGATTCCCTCCTCCCCCCGTCCAAGGCGTACCAATCACAGGGAAAACCATCACTCCCTCCGCTAAAGTCGACCCGACTCACTGG